TGAGGCTCGACGAGCGCACCTGAATGTCGAAGTCGCTGATCGTCGAGGCGGTCTGCGTGCCGGTGTGGTTTGCCCGCGCGGTCAGGTCAAGGTTGCCGGCCGAGCCGCGGAAGATTGGACGGTTGGCGGTGGTGTCGAACCAGCCCTGGCCGACGACGGGCGTGCTGGGCGCGCTGGCCAGGTTCTGGAGGCGGAACTGCAGCGCCTCCAACTGGCTGAAGTCGTAAGCGACAAGGATCTTGCGTGCCATGGAAGTGCTTTCAGTTGAGGTAGGCGGTGCCTGAGAACGCGGCCGAGAATGTCAGGACGACGGTGTTGGCGTTTGGGTAGGCGGTGGCGCCCTCGACTTCGTCGCCAGCGGAGTCGAAGACGGCGACGGCCGGGAACTTGTTCAGGCCGTGGTTGATGGTCCACGTTGTGTCAGGCAAGGTCTGGCTGTGCTCATAGTGCGCATCGGCGCCGCCGTTTCCTTGGTCTGATGCAGGGCCTGCGGGGCCTTGGCCGATGGTGAGTTGCAGCGCGATTGGCGCCGGCTGCTCGATCGTTGCGGCCAGGGCGGCCGGCTGTTCGATCGTGATGGCGATGTCAGACACGGGTCACCTCGCGGTGCACGCGCGCGTCGCCCCAGAAGAGCGGAGTCACGCGGCCGGCGGCGTCTTCCAGCTCCATGTCCCAGACATAGAGCGATTCGGGCTTGGTGACATCGGCGCCGGCCGTGATGGCGGCTGTTGCGGTGGCGGTCAGGCCGAAGGTGTACTTGCCGGCGGTGGCGTCGGTGACCGTGACGTCGAAGGACGCGATCACGGCGGCGTCCGCCGGCTTCTTGCGGATCTGGCCGCGGATCGTGGCGCCGGTGAGGTTGACCGGCGTGGCGTCCGGGTTCGTCATGGTGCAGGGGAACGGGCCCAGGGTGGCGCCTTGCCGGATCAGGAGGTCGAGGCGCTGGCCGATGCTGCCGATGGTCTGCGTGCTCATGCGGTGGCGCCTCCCTGCGCGGTGGCGTCGGGCTTCTGCGCGGCCGATGCGCCGGCCTTCGGGGCGGGCAGCATGTTGGCGTCGCGCATGGCGTCCTGCTCGCGCTTCTTGGTGGCGAAGGTGCGGGTCCAGTCGCTGCCGAACAGCTCCCACTCGGCACGCTCGTGGGTCATGAGGCGGCCGTCGATGGCGTCGCGGTAGGCGGCGACTTCGTCCTTCGGGTTGATCGAGCCCTGCGAGTCGCCATGCCAGGCGGCGCGGGTGTAGGCCCAGCGCAGCAGCGGGTCGGTGAAGAAGCCCGGGGCGGCGATGCGGCCGTCGGCGACGGCCTCGGCCATCAACGTTTCATAGACCGGCTGGCAGAAGGACAGGACCAGCCATTGCCGCTCGGTGCGGAAGTGCTGCCAGGCGTCCAGCAGGGCCGCCTTGCTCGCGCTGTAGCTGCTGTTGAAGCTCTTCACCAGCAGCTCGACGGGCAGGCCCAGGCCCATGCCGATCAGCTTGAGGATGCCCATGACGAAGGGCTCGTAGGCGGTGTTGGGGCGCTTGGGGTCGGCGATGCTGACCTTCTCGCCCTTGGCCAAGCCGATGACGGCGCCGGGGGCCATGGCGACTTCGGGGCCAGGGGGCGCGGGCTCGTTGCTGGCCGTGGTGGGCGTGGCGCCCCAGACCGGGGCCGGGCTGCCGCCGCCTTCCTGCTCGATGAAGACGGTGTAGAAGGCCGACATGACGGCCGCGGTGATTTCGGCCTCGGTGTAGCGGCCCAGGTCTTTGATGGCCTGGATCACGGGCGCCAGGTAGGGCACGCCGCGCGCCTGCTCGGGCCGGGTGGGCCGGAAGTGATGCAGGATGCGGCGACGGCCGCTTGGGCCGACGGCGGTGTACCACCGGCCGGCCAGGCTCGACGCGACCCGGCTGCCGGCGCCCAGCAGGGCCGAGCCCGGATGCACGTCGTAGACGTGGTAAGCCTCGGGCGCGCCGGTCAGCGCGTTCATGCGCACGCCGGCCACGACGGTCAGGCTGTCGATCACGCCGGAGGGGTTGCCGCAGCGGTCGGCCTCGATGGTCTGGAGCCGGAGCTTGAAGGGCTGGGTCTGGGTGGGCGTGCCGTCGGGCAGGATGGTCAGGCAGTCGCCCGACTCCAGCCGGGAGCCCAGGACGAGGGCCTGGCGCTCGTAGAAGGTCTGCCCGCCGTCGAGGGTGCATTCCTTGCTGTCGGCCCAGACGCTGAAGAGGCTGGCCCACTTGGAGGACCACTCGGCGCCCTGCTCTTCCGTCCAGCCGAGGATGGTCAGGTCGGGCATCGGCACGGGCTGCAGGCCGGTGCCCACGACGCGGTTGATGTTGGTGGCGATGGCGCCTTCGGCGATGGGGTTCGTCGCCCGCAGGCGGCGCGACTCGCCGCGTTGGCGGGGCAGCGCGCGCACGATGTCGGCATTCGGGCTGCGAGGCGTGGCGCGCCAACGGCCGTTCAGCGGCGACGTGGGCGCGCCGCCCTTGCTGCTCTCGGCGTTGTCGCTGAAGGCCTCGAAGGCGGCCCGGGCCATGAGGCGGCGCGCGCCCAGCTCGGGGCTGATGGCGCCGATCAGGCGGTCGAGGATGTTGGGGGTGGCCATCGTGCTGGGGCTCAGTTGATGGGCCGGGCGTAGACGACGCGGCCCTGGCCGGCGGCGGCCTGGTCCATGGCCGCGATCTGGGCGGACAGGGCGTCGATCTGCTTGCGCACGGCGTCGAGGTCAGCGCGCTGGCGGGTGCGGGCGGTTGAGCCGTCGCCGACCTGTTCCTGCTGGCCCGCGGTGAGGATGCGCAGCTCGGCGGCGATGTACGCGTCGAGGCGGGCTTGAAGCTGCTCGCGGGTCTGGCTGGTGATCATGCTGCGCGGCGGCGGGAAAGGATGGCGGCGGCGGCGCGCTCGAATTCGACTTCGAAGCGGTCTTGGACCACCTTCGAGACGGTGCCGTCGAAGTCCAGACGGCGGCCGTAGGTCGGCGCCTGGTCGGTGAAGATGAAGAGCCGGCGCAGGCGGCTGCGGCGGTCATCGCCCTTGCCTGAGTCGCCCTCGCGGCGGTAGATGCCGGCCGGCGCGCCTGGGCGCGGCCGACGGCCGGCGCCGCTGCCGACGGTGGGCACGCCGACGAAGAGGTCATTCTTCAGGCGCTTGCCCTTGCCTTCCTTCTGGCCCTTCTTGCCGACACCGCCGCGCACGCCCTTGAGGGCGTTCAGGATCTGGGCGATGGTGGCCCGGCTCACGTTGCCGGAGGCGTCGAGCTTCGCGTCTTCGCCCGGGACGGCAAACTGGCCGCGGGCCAGCAGGCCCTGGTAGCGCAGCGCCTTCTCGAAGCGCTTTTCGCGGCGCGCGCCGCCTTCGACTTCGGGCAGCAGGTAGGACTCAGGGCGGGTGGCGTTGCCGCCGGCCTGGTCCTTCACGGCGATGGTGGCGACGAGGTTTTTCTTCGTCGCCGGCACCAGGCGCGTGGCGTTGAGGGTGTACCGGGTGGGCGCCTGGAAGACGCGCGGCATGGCCTCGACGATGGCCTGCTGGCCGGCCTTGGCGGTGCGGGTCAGCGCGGTGGCGGCGGCGTAGGGGATGACGCTTGCAGGGATGTCGCGCAGCAGTGCAGCGGCCGTTCCCGGGCTGCCCGTCTTGCGGATGTCGATCACTGCCGGCGCTCCAAAAAATTAGCCCCGGAGGTTTCCCGCCGGGGCCTAAGCCTAGTTTCCGTTCACCTTCCAAGCGGTTTCCCTTTTCGGGCAACTACCTGAAACGCTGCGGATTCTGCGCCGTTCTGTCTCAGCCTGTGGCCGGTTCTTTGTCTCGGCTTAGTGCGACACGGGCTCGCCGGTCGCGGGTTGGTGGGTGCGCCAGTCGCCCTGCTTGCCGTCAATGTGGCCGATGACGATCACGCGGCGCGCGGCGTTGCCGGCGAGGGCCTGGCTCACGATGCGCATGACGGCATCGAGGGCGGCTTCGTACTCGCTCAGGCTGCAGTGCTCCAGCTGGATGCGATGGCGCAAGATGGCCTCGCTCAGGATGCCAAGGTCGGCGGCGCGCAGGGTCCATGAGCCGATGGCGGCGTGCTGCTCGCACAGGCCGGCGATCGTGGCCTGGGCCTGGGTGATGACCTCGCGCGATTCGGCGTCGCTGCAGATGCCCAGCTCGGCGAGCTGTTCGGCGACGTTGAGCATGTCGCCCAGGACGCGGGTCTGGAAGTCGGGCTCGATGCCGCGTTGCAGGTTCAGCAGCGCGGTCGCAATCCCGTCGACGGCCTTGCGAATCTCGGCCTGGTCCAGCTTGCAGGCGCCCTGGATGGCGGTGAAGGTGGCCAGGGCGTTGACGGGGCGCGGCCGGTAGGCCTTGCGGGGCTTCTTCGACTTGCTCATGGCTCGGATTCGGTTGCCAGGGCTTCGGCGCGCGAGGCGGTGATGTGCGGGAGCGCATCGGCGGCGGCCAGGTTGGCGGCCAGGATGCGCTGGCTGGTGGCGTAGACCCGGGCGCGGAAGTCCTTGAGGTGCCGGTACCACGTCGCTCGGCTGATGCCGATGGCCTGGGCGGTGGCCTTGGTGTTGGCGGCCTGGTGCAGGTAGTGCAGCTCGAAGACCAGCCGCAGCTTGTCCTCGGGCTGGCCGATGATGGCCAGGTGAAGCGCGGACAGCTCGGCGCTGTTGCGCGCGTTCGGCCCGGTGGACGGTCGGCCGCGGCCCTTGGTGGTGAGCTTGCCCAGAGTGCCGGCGGTCATGGGCGGCGGGCCGTAGAGCCGGCGCGAGCGGGTCCATGCGGCCCAGTCCCAGCAGAGGCCGTCGATGTGGTCGAAGTTCTCGCGCTCGGCCTCGGCGGCTTCGAGGTCTTCGGGGGACGGCGGCGGCGCGGTGGTGATGGTGCTCATGCGATTCCTCGGGACAGGACGCGACGGCCGGTGGGGGCTGGCGCGCGGTAGGGCTGGGGCGGCGGGGGTGGTGGCGGTGGCGGGCGCACCGGCTCGGGAGGCGGCGCGGGCGGTGCCGGCGGGACCATTTGCGCGGGCTCAGGAATATGGTCGGCCGGCGCGGGCTGGTCTTCGTGCGCAGCCGGCGGCGGCGGGGGCTCGGTGGGCACGGCCTGCACGGCGGCGGTGGCGAAGAGGTCAGGCGTGGCGCCCTTCGGGATCAGGTTGGTGCGGAGCTGGGCCCAGTCCAGCGGGCTCCATCGGTGCAGGCCCAGGTGATGCGCCAGGGCCAGGTTGCCGACGTGGCAGTCCAGCACTTCGTTGCGGGCGCCGTTGGGCTTCACGTACTCGCGGATCTTGCGGCCCTTGTGCCAGCGGATGACCGGCTTCTCGACGAGTAGCTGCTCGAAGAAGGACAACTCGAGCCCCGCATGCCAGTGCAGCGCGCCCGGGCCCTGGGCGAGCTTGATGCGGTTGAAGATGTGGTCCTTCGCGGTGTCGGTGCCCAGGCTCCAGAGCTTCACGCCGTCGGGCGTGCGCTGGCCCTGCCAGTCGATGTCCTGCACCGATGGCTTGCTGGCCACGATGGGCCGGCCGCGGATGTTGGCGCCCTTCGTCACGAGGAAGGTGCGGCGGGTCTGCGAGGCGCCGAAGTTGTAGACGTCCTGGGTGTGGTGGCCGCCGGAGTCGATGCCGTAGGCGGACGCGTAGATGAGCGTGCCGGAGGCGTGCGCGTAGGGCGTGGCCATGAGGGTGTCGAGCTGCTGCCAGACGCTGCCGGGCTGGTCAGGCGGATCGGACGGCGAGCCCCAGAGGATGCGATGGTCGACGGTCCACGTTTCGAGGCCGGGCGCCCAGGCCTGCGTCGTCACTTCGAGGCGGTTGTCCTGGGTGTCGGCGAACATGGTCAGGACCAGGGCGCGGTCGGGGACGATGCGCGGCGGCACGCCCTCGGCGTCGGCCCGGGTCTGCAGGTCTTGCGCGGTGCTGGTGACTTCGCCCGGGTTGTGCGCGACGCCCTCGCGGGTGTTCTCGTAGACCATCATGAGCGTGTCGTCGCCGCGCTCTTTGGCTTCGAGGGCCAGGGCCAGCTCTTTGGCGAGCCGGCGCCAGGTGATCGAGCCCAGGGGCGCGTAGTAGCTGCTCAGCGTGAAGCTCAGCGTCTCGCCGTCGCCCTCGCTGGCCGCGATCCAGCGGGCCTGTCCGCCCATGGCTTCGTCGGGGAGGAAGGTGGCCTTGTCGTGCTCTTCCATGATGCCGCCGCACTCGGGGCAGACGAAGTAGGCGCGGCCGACCACCTGGCGCTCGGTGTCCCATTCGTAGCGGAAGTTTTCGCGCTGCAGGGTGTGCAGGTGGCCGCAGTGGATGCAGGGGACGTGGTAGCTCTCCTGGGTGCCCTTCTCGAACCAGTCGTCAATCTCGGAGGCGCCGACGATGGTGGGCGAGCTGACGATGTAGGCCTTGCTGATGCCCTCGTAGGTAGTAAGTCGGGCCAGGGCCAGGGCGATGCGGTTGCCTTCGTCGCCGCTGCGCCAGCCCTCGCGGTTGACCTCGTCGCAGAAGACATACCGGGCCGCGATTTCGGCCAGGTTCGCGTCGCTGCCTGCGGTGGTGACGTAGAGGGTGCCGCCGTCGAATTCCTTCGTGTCGATGGTGTTGCGCTTGTCCCGGCTGCGGGGCGGCGCCACCTTGCCATTGAGTGCGTCGCATGCGTCGATGGCCTTGCTGATGCGCGCGCTGAGGCGCTTGCTTAGGCCGGTGGTGGGCTCAAGGGCCAGGATGTTGGCGGGCGCCTCGGCCATCCAGCCCAGGCACGCGTTGATGGCGACCTGGGTCTTGAGCATCTGCGAGGCGACGCGCGCCACGATGATCGAGGCCGACGATGTCGGGCTGAGTGCCTGCAGGATCCGCCGGGCCGGCGGCGTGTGGCTTAGGCGGTAGGGCCCCTCGAAGGCGCCACCCTTCGGGATGATCACGTTTGCCTCGGACCATTCATCGAGGTGCAGCTCGGCGTCAGGCAGCATGGCCTCGACGGAAGCCTTGAGGATGACGGCGGTGGCGTCGGCGAGGGGCATGCTCGGGCGTGGTCAGGCGGTGTGGTGCACGCTCGGGTGGGTGCGGTCGAAGTCGGCCGGAGCGCTGGCCAGCGGGGTGCGAGGCCGCGCGATGATGGTCACGCGCCTGGACCCGGGCAGCGCCTTGGCGTGCTTCGCGTCGCGCAGGCGCAGGGCGTCGCGCAGTGTCTTCGGGTGCCAGGGGCCGCGGTCGCCGGCCTTTTCGCTCAGCGTCTCGCCCAGGGCGACGGCCTGGACGTTCTGCAGGACGGTGGTGACGTCGGATCGCTCGGTCAGCCACATGACGTGCTGCTCGATGGCGGTTTGCCAGGCTTCGGCCTGCAGGCGCGCCGCGGTGGCCGATGCGTGCCATCGGATGGCGGCCAGGATGGCGGCCGTGGCCAGCATGCCGACGAAGCCGAAGGCGATCAGGAGGACGGTGGCTTGGGCGAGGCTCATGGTGCGGGTCTTTCTGCTGCTGGGTCAGTGGATGGTGGGCGCCTCGTCGACGACGAGGGATGCCCGGGCGGACGGAAGGGATGCGAAGGCCTGGTGGGGCCGCGCCGCGAACTGGCAGTGCAGGCCGGCCAGGCCGGTGGGGCGCTGCAGGGTTTCGAGGTCGTTAGCCAGGGCCTGGATGAGCTGCGGCGCGCCGGGGATGTCCTCAAAGGCGGCGCGGTAGTCGGCGACGATGCCGTCGCGGATCTTCTCGACCGCGTTGCGCTTGGGCATCCGGCGCATGAGCACCAGGCAGTAGCCGGCGCAGGCGCAGCTCAGGACGCAGGCAAGGGTGAGGATGGCAAGTGCGGTGCTCATGGCGTTTCGGTGGTTTCGGCCGGCATGGGCACGGGCGCGCCGGTCGGCTGGTTGAGGGTCCCGGTGAGACTGGCCAGCGTGCGGTCGGCCCAGAGCTGCAGGGCCTGGCGAAGCTCTTCCTCGTAGGCGAGCTGGGCTTCGCGCGGGGTCATGCTGGTGACGCGGGAGGCGAGGCGCCGGCCGATGGGCACCAGGGAGTCGCGGAGCTGGCGGAAGGCGGTGAAGGTGGCGGTGACGGCGGGCCCCTTGTCGATCAGGCTGCCTTCCAGCTGCATGCGCTTCATCTTCGCCATGCGCGCCTCTTCCGACTCGCGCAGGGTGCGGGCGACGTGGAAGCTGGTGGCGCTTGCCGCATCGGCGTGCGGGTCGGCCGGCTGCGGTACCGGGGCTGGGATGCCGGGCGGCGGTGGCGGGTTGGTGATGGCCGCGGCCGTCTTGCCCTTGGGATGGACGCGGCTGGTGATGGCGATGCGGGCCATCTCGACGTCGATCAGGCCGTCGGCATCTGTGCTGATGACGTTCCTCTTGACCAAGTCGTGAATGCCCTGGCGCGAGACGCCCAGCATGCGGGCCAGTTCAACGGGCTTGACGCGATGCACGGTCGATGGAGCGGATTCCATGGAAGAACTCGCGGCA